CCTCTCGTCCGGTAACTCCGTCGACGAACTTCTGCATGCTTCCAGATACTCGACTATTCGAGGCGGGAACAGCAGACGAACAACGGATAGTGCGATGCGATCACTGGCCTCATTGAGGTCAATGGTCACATACCTTCCCGTGTAGGACCCTAAAAGGGCACCCATGCGGTTTGGCGACTGATCCGTGAAGTGCACACTGTGTTTTGTCAACCAGTGTGACTCGACTAACTCGACAATGGCCCGTCCTAATCCTTGTTGAATCCACTGGCTATCCACTGGTTCACAAGATATTAGGCGCGGCCCGCGAGAGTCTTTCGGAACGAGAATTACTCGAGCCGGAAAACTCTTATCCGTAAGGGCATTAATGCCCCGTAGATCATCACAGAAGTGTCCCAACGAAGCGTAGAAGTACGCTTCCAAGGGGTAGTACTTAGTGATGTGACCTGAGATATTCGTCCATCGATACTTGCCAGCGTACTGTTGCTTAGTAGCAACAGCGCCAGGCCCGTGTCGGGGATAAATGTCCCGTGGGTCGAAAGACGCGAACAATCTCTGCAAAGAGGATTGAGCGCGTTGCGTAGTTCGAACCAGATCCACTGTTGCGTTTTCACGCAATCGCGGAATGGTCCGAGATTGACAGAGAGCAGATAAGAAGTCTGCTTTTCGATCAATGAGTCTGAGGTCCTCTTCAGTTCTTTCGAACTTTTTGAGGACTTTCTGTTCTTGTTCATCGGAATAAGGTAGCTCATACTTGTAAAATACAAAGCAGAGCTGTCTAATACTTCTAACGCTGTTCTTACATGGATTCTGAAGGAGTTTTCCATCTGGTCCGAGTACTCTACTGAACAACTCACCGAATAATTTCGGCAGTTGTGTTCCAGGAATGCGCGATAAGCGTAAACCCGAAACAGACAGCGGAGTAGCATCGGCAAGGGCCTTGTCAAAGGCTTTGCCCAGAGCTGGAAGGGTTTTCGTTAGAAAACCGAATCCTTCAGACTTGAGTCGGGAGTGCACCTTTCGCAAGGTGTTCCTCCGACTTGAGCTGTTGAACACAGCACGACCATGATGTCGAAAGACATCGTGCAGTAACGTAACGATGATATAACTATCATCTAGGCTCTTACTCAGCGCCATAAGGTTGCTGATCCTAGAGCATGCGACACTACACGATCCCGTCTAAACCTCATAAAGAAGCATGATACAAGTACCACGCA